AAGCACACATCGCCCACTCCTGTAAGTGGAACGCCTCTTTTTGGATTTCTATACATCGCGTAATTACCCCCTCAAGTTCTTTTGTTTCAAGTAAGGATGAAGCTGTTAGGTCTCTGAGATCCGCACAAAGGGCGGTGATCCGTACTACATTTGCTCCGTGGTTTGACATACCTGTGCCTTTCGCTTTGTAAAAGTTTCTTGCATTACCTTTCTGTCTGCTTCACTCATGGCCCCCCAGACGGTCTTAAGATCCGCAAGTGAGGTACAAGCCATAACTGCTGCGGTCATCTTCTCTACCCTGGGATTCTTGTTCTCCTGCTGGTAGATGGCGTTTTGTACTTCGTCCGCACTCGCAATCTCAGAACCACCGTAACCCGCAAAGGCTAGAGCGCGTCCTACTGCTGAAGACTCGCAGTTCTCTAGTGCGGAGGTCTGGTTGATCTGGCTAGAGGAACGCTTCTCTTCTGCGTGGCCTGATGCGATGGTGACGCTTGCAGAGTCACAAATCTCTGCGCGGACTACTACGCGGTCATCATCCATCTTGATAATGTCCGTATGGATCTGCCAATCTGGATGGTCTACGCGGAACTGCTTAATTCTGTAAGCAACCGTGAGGTACTCTTTACCTCGGATGTTGACTTTGCCTGTGTTACTCATCTTTTTCTCCTAAAGAATTTGAAGTTTTGTGTCCCGTGAAATCCAACGGTTTTTGTTGTTGAATTTTTCAGCAATGCAAATATATTTATTGGATACGGGTCTCCATGCCGCAGAAATATATCCGTAGGCTTTCCTGCCACCTAAAACTTTAAACTTAAAAGACTCATCGTTAAGTGATGCACTTTTATAGATAAAGTTATAAAGGTCTCCAGCTTCAACAAAATCTCCTGATTTGATGTTACTCATCTGATTCTCCCAGTTGGAATGTAAGTGGTTCTTTGCTAAACATCTCTACCCGCAACTCACCGTCTTTGTGCTTGATGACAAGAGTTGTGTAGTGAGTTTGAGTGCTTCCCTTCTTGTGTTGAATTAGGGATAACCCTTCTGCGTGATGTACGGTTAAGTCCATTTAGATGACCTCCATGCTTTTGAAATACTGTATTTCAGCGGTAAGTTGCTGGCTTGGTAAAACATATACAGGCGAAAAAAGACCAAGAGCCTCTTCAATCTCCTGCTGCCTAAGTAAGTCTTCTTGGTGAGCTTGCCCAGCGGCATCATAGTCCTCCATAAAATCCTCCTGGGGCCGAGGCCCCGTGGTTGTCATTGGTGGTTGGCAATCATCCGCTTGCACTCATCGCAATCGCATGGCTCAACTGAGTGCTTAATGTCCTGGCGCAACTCTTTCATTGAATCGTATGCGTATGTGTGGCACACGGACATTGGGTCGTGATTGAATTTCCAGCCACCTGGCAGGTTCAGGATAAAGACGCCTGGTTCGTCTGTATCTACATCTCGTTTGGCGTTTAGTTTGTATGCCATTTGTATTTTTCCTCGTTTGTGTTTAACCACAACTCTATTTTCCTCTCTTGTGCAAGATATTGTTATTAGGGGAAACCCTTAGTTGCTTAAATGCAACAGTTTAACAATCATGCTTAAGTCTTTGTTTTGTAAACATATCGTGATAAGGTGACGACATGAGATTAGTCACGCGGTCAACCTGTGTGGCGGTTTACGAACTGCTTATCCAGTTGCCCCCCATAAAAGTGTGGAGACTGCCCCCCTCTAAAGACATTCTTTTTGTCGTCAGGAACCTTCCAGATGTGTATGGGATGTTTGAGCCAGAGCCGCACAAGATAACCCTCTCCTCTGCCAAACACGCCCATTTGGATACTGTAGTAAGAACAATGGCTCACGAAATGATCCACCTGCACCTTTACCTCCGCAAAGTCCCACTCTGGGATAAGCACACCAAGACCTTCTTGGATTGCGCGGCTAAGGTCTCAAACACATTGGGTTTCGACCACAAGGAGTTGTGATGGCATCAGCAGCTTGTAGTGACGAGGAGTTTATAAAACTGTTTAGGGAATTAGGTTCTCCCCAAGAAATTGCTGAAACACTAGGCATTTCTATCCGCAACGTCTTTGCAAGGAGAAATCGTCTAGCACAGAAATATGGAATAGAGCTTCTTTCGTTCTCCAAACATTCGCGGATCACAAACGTAACGCACGAGCAGAAGATTTACAGCGAACTTAAGGACGGAATTGTTGTGGTCTTTAGTGATGCTCATTATTGGCCTGAACCTCCTACAGTCGCGCACCAGGCTTTACTTGCGGTTGTAAGTAACCTGAAACCAGCTATCGTAATTGCAAACGGTGACATTTTTGACGGAGCCAGAGTCTCCAGACACGACCCTATCTACAAGCACGAAACACCAAGTGCTAAGGAAGAGGTGGAGGCTTGCGTGACTCGCATGACAGAGATAGAGGACGCTAGTAAGAACTCAACACTTATTTGGAACGTAGGCAACCACGATCAAAGGTTATGGCGGTACATCCGAATGAACGCCCCAGAAATTTCTGGGATGGCAAACACAGACCTATTCGACTACTTTGGACGGTGGAAGCAGACCTACGCGGTGGACATAAACGGCAACACGCTTATCAAACACAGATGGCACAACGGCATACACGCAACGTACAACAATGCTTTACGGGCTATGGGAGCGCACGTTGTAACTGGTCACTTACATCGCTTGCAGGTTACTGCGGTAGCTGGCTACGGACACCAGCGATTCTACGGGGTGGATTCAGGTACGCTTGCAGATGTGGACGGGCGGCAGTTTGCCTACTTGGAACACAACCCAGTCATGTGGGCATCTGGCTTTGCGGTGCTTACCTTTAGGAACGGGGTGCTGCTGCCCCCAGAGCTTGTGGAAGTCATAGACGGTGAGGCATTTTTCAGGTCTTGCAAGATCGCCTAGCAGGGAGAAAATTCTTTGTCTATTTTTTCACGTTTTAGCGTTACCCGTGAAAAAAGGGGGATTAGTCCGTAGTAAAATCTCCTTTTGGAGGTGTATATGCATAAAGAAAACTACAGAACTTTTTGTAAGTGGGCCAGAGAAAAAAAGTATCGGCTTACAACAGACGCAGAGAAATACTTTGTTAGCACCCATACCCAGTCTGCGTGGGATGCTTGGAACGGTGCGCTTATGTGTAAACACGCAGATAAATGGAATGATGAAGCAAAGCGTTTAAGCACGATGCTTAAGCAAATTTGTTGAACTTTTTTCTGTCTGTGGTATCTTATGATCTGTGCCGTGAGAAGCACAAAGTGGAGGCAGTAGCCAGTTCCTTTCAGATCGGCCCGCTGCCAGTTTTATACGCAATGTAGGCCTCCCGCTGGATTCTCACCCTGTGCGGGCCGACCTAAAGGGAATTGGTTATGTACTACTACAGCTTCAACATTGGTGACTACCGTAAGAATACAGTTCACCTATCTCGGCTTGAACACTCCATTTATCGCGACCTCATAGACTGGTATTACCTAGACGAGTCTCCTATTCCACTAGAAACCCAGTCGGTTTCCAGGCGGTTACGACTCGCAACCGAGGAGGAACGGAACGCTTTAATTGCGGTTCTTCAGGACTTCTTTTTTCAAGCAGAAGATGGCTGGCGGCACAAAAGAATAGATGCCGATATCGAAAAATATCGTAACCAATGCGCTACAAACCGAGTTAATGGCGGTAATGGTGGTCGACCTAAGAAGGATAAAAACCCAGTCGGTTTCCAGTCGCAACCCAGTCGTAACCCTAACCAAGAACCAATAACCAATAACCATAAACCAATAAAAAAACTACTTGCGCCTGAAGGCGTGTCTTCAGAGGTATGGGACTCTTTTCTTCAGCAAAGGCAAAAGACGCGGGCAGTAGTAACCGAGACGGTTATAAAGACAATCCAGAAGGAAGCTGATCTTGCGGGCTGGCCTTTAGAAAGGGCATTGTCCGAGATCGTGGCTCGCGGCTGGAGAGGGTTTAAGGCCGAGTGGGTGAAAGACAAACAGGAAGATAAACTGTTAACTTTTGCGGAAAGGGACGAACAGTTAAAGAGAAAAAAGTGGGAAGAGATGACTGGCAGGAAGTGGCCTGAACCTGGTCAAACCGCAGAAAGGTTGCTAACACTATGAACTTAGCCGCGATAGATGCCTTGTGGAACAAGATGCTGGTGACTTACGGGTCGGAGTGGACTCGCAAGTTTGACGGTATGCCTCTTGATGAGGTAAAGGGTGCGTGGGCAGATGACCTTAGAGGCTTTACTGTAGAGCAGATCCAGTATGGCCTGAGTATGCTTGGCGAGAGACCTCCCAACCTTATCCAGTTCAAAGACCTGTGTAAGAAGGCTCCACAGTATTTTGACTCCCTACAACTAACTTACAGACCAACGCCAAGCGAGGAGAAGCTGGCTAAATTTAGGAGGGCTTATGCAGACTAATTGGGAAAAGCTGCCTCTTGGTAAGAAAAAAGCTGAGTTTGTAAAATGGCTCATGAAAAAACATAAAGTGAGGCTTGAGGATGCAAAGCTGGCTTGTCACAAAAAATTTTATAAAGAGGAACAACGTGAGATGCGACAAGCATATAGGAGGGAAAATGACACCTGAAAACGAGGTAGAACAAGTAATAACGCGGTCTATGTCTGCGGCTGAGATCATGGATCTAACAGGCCACAACAAGTGGACTCTGTTCCCAATCCTTCACAGGCTAATGCGTGAAAACAAGATCACGAAGAAAAATCTCAGATATGCTCCAACTGGCTATTCCGACAAGCTCATCTCTAACAAACAAGATGAGTTCTTCTGTGCCGATCCCTTTAGACTGTCAGGACTGCAAGACGCGGGGGATCTACAACATAAACTGCGGGCTATGCAAACTAAGACTTCTTCAACAGGAGTCATGCAAGGTCTTACGGCGGCAGATGGCAGAAAGGTACGGTGGGCCTGATGGAGATTGGAAAACCAACAATTGTGGATGTGAAAAAGTCTGCCAACGAAGGTCAAATAGGCGGGCAGCACTATAAACGCCTTGCGATACAACCGTGGGACTACATACTTGCTAACAATATCGGTTACTGCGAAGCCTCAGCTATAAAGTATCTTTCCAGATGGAAGGATAAAGGCGGCATAGCAGACCTTTACAAAGCCAAGCATTTTATAGACAAGCTCATAGAGCATGAGGAAAGTAAAAATGGTTGATTTGCGCGATTACTTTGCTGGACTTGCTATGCAAGCCATTCTTAGAGACCAGTACGAAGATGGCATTTATCTCGGAGACGGAGATAACGACTCTGAGCATACTTGCGCCAATTCTGCTTACATAATGGCAGACGCAATGCTTGAAACAAGAAAAAAGAATGTACCGCAACCCTAAACTCCTGAAGGCCGTGGCTTCCCTTTCCTGTCAGGAGTGCGGCAAAGAAGGCACACAAGCGGCCCACGCCAACTGGTCGTGGAGTGGCAAGGGTATGGGGATAAAGGCCCACGATATGTACGTTGCGGCTCTGTGTCCTGAGTGCCATTACATCCTAGACCAAGGCAAAGACCTGGCTAAGTGGGAGAGGGAAGAACTCTGGCTGCGGGCATGGCGCAAAACAATATATGAGTTGTTTGAGAGGGGACTTGTGGATGTACGTTCTAAAACATAAATGGACAATGTGCAAAAGATGTGCGGGCAGAATCCGCAAGGTACGAGCAAGAAAATACTGCAACCTTTGTTTTAAGGCGATCTATGGCTATGTCCCCGACACAATTATCTCTAAAGTGGTTGAGAGAGCAGGGTTACCTAGCGGAGGTAGTGGAGAAGTGGATTCCAGGCGCGAACATCCGTAAAGATTTGTGGGGATGGTGCGACATCGTAGCCCTAAAAGATGAGGAAACTGTTGCGGTGCAATGTACCAGTTGGGACAACATTTCTAGCAGGTGTAAAAAGATTGCGGAATCAGACACAGTAGGCCCAGTAAGAAAGGCTGGATGGAACATCTGGGTTATAGGCTGGAAGAAGAAAGACAACAGATGGGTACATAAATTGGTAGACTGTTCTTAAGGTATACTGTTTAGATTCGTGGTGTGCTATTCTAAGTGTGCCTCTTCCTCCGAGGCTTCTCCTCCCCTGGTTACAGGGTTAGCCCGCCACTCGCGGGCTTTTTTTTTGGGGATGAGATGAGCAAGAAAGACCAGATACTTAACTGTTGCAGAGACCAAGCCAGGAATGCGGGTGAGATTGCAAGTCTGCTTCAGCTAGACAAGACCATCGTAAAGATTACTTTGCTCTACTGTTTTAAGAGGGGTCTGGTTACCCGAGAAAAGAGGGACAGGCCGTCACAGGTTCGTGGGCCTAAACAAGAGTTCTTCTACCTATGTCAGCAATCGTAATCGCAACCAAGAACGGCAAATGCCTACCAGTCTTGGCGGCAAGTATTAGTATGTATTTACCAGACTTCTTTACAGTCTACATCTCGGGTTCAGGCATGATCCTGCCCAAACACAGGACTATTACAAGTGATAATACTGCCGACAATTTTGGGGATGCTTACAATGCGGTTGTATTACAGGCGTTTGATGACGGACATAAGGACATCCTCGTCTGTAACGATGACGTAGTTCTAACGCCTTATACCTGGCCTACTATGGCTGAAGACCTTCAGATCATCCCCGAGAAAAACCGCTGTTGGGTAGCTGCGCGGTCTGATTATGCGAGAGGCATACAGAACATCAGGTTCAAGCACGAAGGCGATAGAGACGCTTTACGTCATGCCTCAGAGAACAGCATTATAGAGGTGGACGTTATAGCCCCAATCTTTGCGTACATAACAATGGATGCCTGGATAAACTTCCCGCCGATCAACTGGTTTTCAGACGACATCCAATGCTACGACCTTCAGCAGACAGGCGGCAAGCACTATATCTCGCGGGCTTATGTCCACCATGTAGGAAGCCAGACCTGCGGGCCAGACTTCAAGCAATGCGTAGAGGATGCGAAGCCTTGGATACAAGCGAACAGACCCGAACTTGCAGAACTGTGGTTCAAGAGCAGCTAAGAAATTGGGCCTGGTGGCTGGCAGGGTATGTCGGGCCTCCTGTACAAGATAAGGCCGCAAGCGCAGAGGGAAACTATGTCTCAGATGAGATTTGGGACGGGCATGACCCCAAATATGAACCCGACCAGCTTGCGGGTGAGAGGATGGAAGAGATTGTCCGAAACCTGCCTACATTTTCGCGCATGGTTCTCAAAGCCGCCTACGTCCAATATCCCTATCATCTTGAACACTCTATTGCGCAGCGTCTTAAAATCTCCACAGACAGGTACAAATCGGAGCTTAAAAAAGCGCACGAACTGGTTGCTAAATCTTTAAAACTAGACTAGACTCGGGGGTGGGAACCTTTACCCTAAATTTTTAGGAGTTGACCATGTACGGTAAGAAGAAAAAACCCATGCCTGGGAAAAAGGGCAAATGAAGGAGAAGGGCGTTACCGTAATGATTGGTCTGCTTGGCCCAGGTAAAAAAATGGGCAAAGAGGCCGACTCCCTTTTAGAAGATGATATGTCCGAGTGTCCTCTTGCGACTCAAGACGAGATTGTTAATAAAGGTAACAAGCAAAAAGCCATTTTGACCGCCAACTACGGCCCTAAAGAGGACGAGAGGATGTGCGGCAACTGCGAGTATGGAAACAAATTAAAAGGCTGCGGCTTAAGTAAAAACGAAGTTTTCTGCGAAATCTTTGAGTTCAAGTGCGCCAAGGTCAACGTATGTGATGCGTGGGATGGCGGCGAAGAAGAAGAAGACTAATGTGGTTGCCAGTCGTGTTTTTCTGCGCGGCTGGTTCTTGTCAATTCTGGTCAGATGATGCTTACACAAGTAAGCAAGAGTGCCTAGAGGCTGTCAAGGTAGTTGTTGAGATCATAAACTCCTATCCTGAAACCAGCACAGCGGGCCAATGTTTCCCTGTCAAACCGAGGTTTACAAATGCCAAACCTGTCTAAAGCCCAAAATCGTTTTATGCAAGCTGCGGCCTCTAGCCCTGAAATGGCTAAGAAGCTAGGCATCCCCCAAAAGGTAGCCAAAGAGTTTGTTGCGGGCATGGACTCGATGAAGGGTCTACCCGAGAAGAAAAAGGCAAAAGCATGACTGTTAATAAAGAAGTTTACGAAAAGCCGCGTCCTAAGTCGCTTGGCAAACCCAAGGCTCTTAGCCCCAACCAGAAACGTGCGGCTAAAGCCTTTGCCAAGAAGTCAGGGACTGCTTACCCTTCACTAGTTGCTAACATGGCTGGAGCCAGAGCCAAGAAATGAACATTGGTCAGCTTTATAGGCTCATTCAACAGGATCAATATAACGAATTTCCTATGATGGGCGAGCAAATGGCTGGCGTTCCTGGGCTTATTGATTCGGCCCCAATGTCGGATAATGATGGTTTGTTAACCGCACAACCAACTGCACTTTCAGAGCCTGAAGAAAAACAGTTTCAAAATTGGATTAAAAACACGGGTTGGTATAAAGAGTTTGTTAATGAATATGGCGAAGAGCCAGAACTTAATATTCCTGACTACGATTACAGGGCAGCTTGGAAGGCGGGAATTGAGCCTGAGCGCGACCCTTATGACAACAACAGGTTTCATTGGCCCTCTTCTTTGCCTACTGGTGAAATGCTTAAGTCTGCAACCCACCCGACCGCATGGAAAGAAATGTTTATGCGTGAAACGGGGCAGAATCCAGACGCACTTGGGATTCGATCTAAAGAAGAAGCTGACGCAATTTTGCGGAATCTAAGACGATGAAGGTGCGAGATGCAGCTAAACTATTTGAAAAATATGATCAGAGAACTACTCGCAAAATGGCTGAACACAATCGGGCGGGCGGCTCTGTCCGCAAGCCAGTTCGTAGCACCAAAGATGCAAGTTCCTCTGACCAGTACGATAGAGGCAAGTTCGCATACAGAAAGGCCTCACAAGCGATCACCGCGAGCCACCCACTCCAAAACGATAAGGGCGAACCAACACCTGCGGCACTCCAATTCAAAAGGTGGGGCTTCCCCGTCCCAAAAAACCAAGACGACCTCAGAAAGCTAAAAGCTCTAGGTGCGAGGTTAAAAGAGAAGTACAAGCCGCGTGAGTCATAGCTGGCAACTGGATTTTGTGGGGGCAATCAAGCAGTCATACCCCGAGTTTTTTACCAACGCAAAAGTTTTAGAAGTTGGGAGTCTGGATATAAACGGCTCCATCCGTCCTTTTTTTGAGAACTGCGACTACCTCGGGGTTGACCTGGGAGAGGGTCGCGGGGTGGACATGGTTGCAAAAGGGGAAGAATTAGACTTTCCAGATGGCACGTTTGACACAATTGCGAGTTGCGAGTGCTTTGAACACAACGAAAAGTGGTCACAAACCTTCCAAAATATGGTCAGAATGACTCGACCTGGTGGACTGGTTTTCTTCACTTGCGCGACTACGGGACGACCAGAACACGGCACACGCAGGACAACGCCACAGGATGCTCCGTTCTGCGGAGACTATTATAGAAATCTAGTGGCAGAAGACTTTTGGGATTTGCTTGCGGATTTTGCAGAGCATCATTTTTCTACATACATACACGACTTGAGGTTTGTGGGCATAAAGAATAATTAAACTGTTGTAAAATAACTACGAACACCCTTAATAGGATTCGACTAATGGAAGTTGAAAACAATCAAGAAAAATCATGGGGCGGTGCTAGGCCAGGTGCAGGACGCAAGGCAGGATCGCTAAACTCTAAGACTCGCGCTATTGCGGAGAAGTGTGCAGATATGGGCGCAACACCTTTAGAGGTCATGGTTCAGGCTTACTTAAAGCTAGTAGAAGAAGGAAGGCTAGAGGACGCGGCTAAGATTGCCAAGGATGCGGCTCCTTATATGCACCCAAGGTTAAGCAATGTTGAGTTAGGTGGCGACCCAGACCAGCCCTTGAACATAGGGATTGGATGGATCAAGTAATAACCATTCCTTATAAACCTAGGGAACACCAGCTTGCAATCCATGATGCAGTTGATTCTCACAGATTCGCAGTTGCAGTCTGCCATCGCAGGTTTGGCAAGACAGTTGCGGCAATCAACCAGATTATTAAAGCTGCGGTGCTATGCGGACGGGACAATCCACGCTATGCCGTTGTCTGCCCAACATACACACAGGCCAAAAGAGTAGCCTGGGACTACGTTACCCAGTACACACAGCCACTAGACCCCAAGGTAAACATTAGTGAACTGCGGGTGGACTTCATGGGGCGGCGCATCTCCTTATACGGAGCAGACAGCCCAGACAGTCTCCGAGGAATCTACCTAGACGGGGTGGTGCTGGATGAGGTGGGGGATATGAACCCCAAGATCTGGACAGAGATTCTAAGACCTGCCCTTACAGACAGAGGCGGGTGGGCGTTATTCATTGGGACTCCGAAAGGACAAAATCATTTTAAGGAACTGCGAGATCGTGCCGAGACAGAGCAAGATTGGGCTTTACTGGAGTTTAAGGCTTCGCAGACTGACATCCTGCCTAAAGCCGAGCTTGAGGCTGCAAAAAAGGAAATGGGGGATGACAAGTATTTTCAGGAGTTTGAGTGTTCCTTCTCCGCTGCGGTCGAGGGGAGTTACTACGGGACGATTCTTAACGAACTCGCAGAAGAACGCTTTAAAGAAATCCCAAGAGACGACCTCTGCAAGACCTTTGCGAGCTGGGACTTGGGGATGGGGGACTCTACGGCAATATGGGTTGTCCAAGTCGCGGGCCAAGAGGTCAGGCTTATGGACTACATTGAGAATCATGGGCAGGGCTTAGACTGGTATGTTAGAGAACTAACCCACAGAGATTGGCACAAGGCCACACAGTTGCTTCCCCACGATGTACAGGTAAGAGAGTTGACCACAGGCAAGAGCCGCTTAGAAGTCTTAAGAGAGGCTGGCCTAGACTGTACTGTTATCCCAAGGTTAAACGTAGATGATGGCATCCAGGCGGTGAGAAGGCTTCTTCCTAAGTGCTGGTTCAACATGCCCGCAGTTAAACAGGGCTTAGATTGCTTGCGGAACTACAGGCGTGAATACGATGAGAAAAGACAGATCTTTTATGCGCGGCCCCTTCATGATTGGTCATCTCATGGGTCAGACAGCTTTCGTTACCTCGCCCTTGGAATAGAGACAAACTCTACTTGGGATAAACCCCTGAACATCAAGACAAAATGGATTGTATAAATGGATGATCTAAAGTTGAAAACAGTAGTCCAAGGCGAGATAGACAATGCTTTGGGCTACATAGAGTCGGAGACGACTGAAGAGCGCAGGAAGGCGATCAATTACTACAATCGTGCTTTCTATGGTAACGAGGTCGAGGGTCGGTCTACAATTGTCACAGGTGAGGTTGCTGAGGCTGTAGACGCTGCGCTTCCTGCCCTGCTTCGTGTATTCACTCAGGGTGACGATATTGTTCGTGCGGAGCCAGAAGGCCCAGGCGATGAAGAGATTGCCAAGCAGATCACAGGCTACCTAAACTACATTTTCTACAGGGACAACCCTGGCTTCTCCATCCTGAACATTTGGTTCAAAGACGCACTATTACAAAAGAACGGTGTTGTTAAGGTTTACTGGGATGATGAGAAGCAGGTTAACTCGGAAGAGTACGAAGACCTGACAGAGGACGAACTAACCCTGATGCTTGCGGATGAAACCGTGGAAGTGGTCGAGCAAGACAAAAGGAAGGTGGGTGAGGTTCCTGCTCCTCCTACCCCAGAAGAGATGATGGCGGCTCAACAGACGGGCGTTATGCCTGAACCAAGGATGGAGCCAGTCTTTGTCTACGATGTGAAGATCCGCAAGGTTAAGAAGTTCGGTCAGGTCAGGATTGAGAACGTACCTCCCGAGGAGTTCATTATCTCTAAGAAGGCGCGGACAATTAAAGACTCACCCTTCTGCGCCCATAGGAAGCTCACAACCCGTTCTGAACTGATTGCGATGGGGTTTGATGCAGATGTAGTAGAAGACCTGCCAGCTTATGAAGACCTTGAGTACACGCCAGAAAGAGTGGCAAGGTACTCGCAGGGTGAGCAACCTCTAAACCAGGCTTCTGCCATAGATAAGAGCATGGAAGAGGTCGAGGTTTTTGAGTGCTACATTTATGCGGACTATGACGATGACGGGATTGCAGAGCTGCGTAAGGTGGTTTATGCGGGTAACGAGATATTAGAGAACGATGAAATAGACTACGTCCCCTTTTGTTCTATCTGCCCCATTCCTATGCCGCACAAGTTTTATGGTCACAGTCTTGCGGACAGGACGATGGACTTACAGTTAATCAAATCGACCATTACCCGACAGATCCTAGATAACCTTTACCTGACAAACAACGCCCGAGTCATGGCGGTAGACGGGCAAGTAAACCTAGATGACCTGTTAACCGTAACACCTGGTGGCGTAGTTAGGGTGAAAAGCCCACAAGCGGTACAGCAGTTGTCGGTCTCCCCTGTTGCGGGCCAGTCTTTCCCCATGCTGGAATACTTGGACAGGATTCAAGAGAAGCGCACAGGGATTACGGCAAACTCACAGGGCTTAGACCCTAACATCCTACAGAACACGACTGCGGCGGCTGTGGCGGCTATGCAGAACGCTGCGGCTGGCAGAGTCGAGTTGGTTGCTAGGACATTTGCAGAAACAGGCGTTCGTGACCTCTTCCTAAACATCCTTCACTTACTTGGTAAGTACCAAGACAAGGCGAGGATTGTGCGTTTACAGGGCAAATATGTATCCGTAGATCCGCGTGAGTGGAAGTCTCAGTACGATGTTTACATCAATGTGGGTTTAGGAACTGGCACAAGAGATCAGCAGTTAACCATGCTGTCCATGATCCTTCAGAAACAGGAGGCACTTCTTGGCACACCCATTGGTCAAGCGTTGGTTGGCATTGAACAATATAGATCCGTCCTTGGCAGATTTATCGAAAGTGCTGGTTTTGCAGATAGCGCAGAGTTCTTCCGTGAAGTATCTCCTGAGCAACTCCAGCAGATGCAGCAACAGAACGCTCCGCAGACAGACCCACAAGCCCAGGCACTAATGGCCCAGGTTCAGGCTCAGATCCAGTCAGACCAGGCTAGAGCGCAGTCAGAGATTGCGATACAACAGCAGAAGGCTCAGGCCGATATTGCCCTACAGAGGGAGAAGGCTGCGGCGGCTATTCAGTTAGAGCGTGAGAAGGCAGAGGCTAACTTGCAGTTGAAGATTGCGGAGTTCCAAGCTGAGGCCCAGATGAAGGCGGCTAAGGTTGGCGCAGAGATTACTGGCAACGTACAAGTACCTGGGAGCTTCCAAGTTTGAACAATGCAGAAAGGGCGCAAGCCTACCTACAGGACGAGTTTTTCTTAGGTGTTGTCGAAAAACAACGGTTGTTGTATATTAACAACATTGTCAACAGTAGCGCAGAGGATGTAGAGGGTAGGGAAATGAACTACCTAAAGCTGCGGGTACTGGATGAGTTTATAGCGTCTTTTCAGACTGTTGCGGATGACAAGCTAGTAGAGAAAAGGCGATTTAAGATTTTCTAGTAACTAAGGAGTAGTGAATGGACACCAACCCAGAAGGGAGTGCCAAGACGGTTAGCGAAGCAGCAAACGCATTTCTAGGAATGATGGAGCCAGAGGAGGCGCAAGCCCAACCCGAGGCTCAGGAAGAACTGGAGAGCGAGGCTGCGGAAAACGAAGAGTATGAGGAGTCAGAGGAATCTGATGACTATGCTGAAGAAGAGCAAGAGGAACCAACTCCCACCTACAAAGTAAAGGTAGGCAAGGATGAGCTTGATGTTCCCCTGGATGAGCTTCTTAAAGGCTACTCACGAACTGCTGACTACACACGCAAGACTCAGGAAATAGCAGAGACCCGCAAGGCGGTAGAAGCGGACATGGCTAAGATTGAGGAAGCGGCAAGGCTCCGAGATACCTACGCGCAGAGGTTACAGGTGATTGAGCAGATGCTTAATCAGCAAGACTCTGGCGAGGATCTAGCAACGCTAAAAGAGACTGACCCTATCGGTTATGCGGTGAAGGTTGCAGAGCAATCAGAGCGTGAGAAGCAATTAAACGCGGTGAGAGCAGAGCAACAACGGCTTGCCCAACAACAACAGGCAGAACAAGGCGAGAGGCTAAAGGCCCACCTTGCTACGGAAGCCCAAAAGTTAGCTGAGGCAATTCCAGAGCTTTCTGACCCTGCGAAGGGCCAAGCAATCCGCACCGATATTAGGAACTATGCACAAAAGTTAGGATTCTCAGAGCAGGAACTGGCTCAGGTCTACGACTCTCGTGCGGTCACAGCACTCTACAAAGCGATGCAATACGACAAACTGGTATCTGGCAAGGGTGGAGCCTCTAAGAAGGTGAACTCAGCCCCAAGGATGCTAAAGCCTGGAACGTCTACGCCTGAAACGCGGACAAGCCAGGAAGTAAAAAACATGAGAGGCCGTCTCAAAAAGTCTGGAAGGGCTAGAGATGCGGCAGCTTTATTCGAACGACTTTTGTAAAAGGAAACAAAAATGAGCGCAACCTATTCCTCGTTTACCGTAATTGGTCAACGTGAAGACCTTAGTGATGTCATCTATGACATCTCCCCCCAAGACACACCCATTATGTCGAGTATCGGCAAGTCGAAAGCTACTGCCGTGTTCCATGAGTGGCAGACTGACTCCCTTGCTGCGGCTACTACTGCAAACGCACAGATAGAAGGTGCTGACGCTACAGATGCAACCGTATCGCCTACAACTCGTATTGGTAACTACACGCAGATCGTTGGTAAGACCATCCGCGTATCAGGAACCCTTGAGGCTGTAGACAAAGCTGGTCGTAAGTCTGAGAAGGCTTACCAGATGGCTAAAGCTGCGGCTGAGATGAAGCGCGACATTGAGACTATTATTACCGCCAACCAAGGCCAGTCTGCTGGTGATGCTACAACGGCGCGTGTAATGGGTTCACTCCTGTCGTACATCAAGACCAACAGCTCTGTTAACGGTACGTCCGTTACTGGTGTTGATCCTACAACGATTGGCGTTTCTACCCGCACAGACGGTACGACTCGTACCTTTACCGAGACTCTCCTGAAGGATGTTATTCAGAAGGTCTTTGTTTCTGGTGGTACGCCTACTCTTGCTGTTATGCGTCCTGCGCTTAAGCAGAAGGTTTCTGGCTTCCAAGGAAACTCTGCCTACCGCGTTAACACCGACAACTCGGTTGGTAATGTAACCGTGGTTGCTGGTGCTGACCTGTATCAGTCAGACTTTGGAGTCCTCCAGCTTATTCCTGATCGCTTCATGCGTTCTGCTGATCGTGACGTTCTAATTCTCGATCCTGAGTACGCTGCCCTTGCTTACCTGCGTCCTTTCCAGACGAAAGACTTGGCTGTAAGTGGTGACTCTGAGCGTTCGCAGTTGCTTGCAGAGCTTACGCTGGAAGTTCGTAACGAGGCTGCACACGGTATCGTTGCCGATCTCAACACGAACTAAACTGCTGTAAAATGGGGGGTGGGTAACTGCCCCCCACTTCAAGGAAGTATATGAAACGACTAATGTCGCAAGACCTGGACACCGAAACGGTACAGATTGCACACGATGACGGAGAAGGCGGTCTCTTCCTAGAGACGAAACAAAACATTACGCCTTTTCTAGAGCAGAACAAAAACTCCTACGCTCGTATAGACGAACGAGCCAGATGGGGAGAGTTCACACATATTGCGAGTATTCCATTTACTGTTATTCAACAGTTAAACAAGGAGGGGATACTAAAAGGGTTTCACATAGTCGAGCCTAAGAAACTAAAGGCTTGGTTAAACAACCCTGACAATCGGTCTTTTAGAACTCGACCTGGGAGGATTTAATGCGAGTAGCAATATGTATCCCTTCACGCGGGGATATGCAAATGGGAACAGCGTTTGATCTAGCAACCATGTGTGGCTATGACTCCCGATTCAGGGATGGCACACAGGCTATTTATACGGTTGCGGGTACGCTGATATTTGACCAACGCAACAAACTAGCAGAAGCCGCGTTAAACGAGGGTGCAGATTACATCCTTTGGATAGATGCTGATATGCGGTTTCCCAAGACAACAATAGAGAGGTTGTTGACTCACGATAAAGACATTGTGGGTGTAAACGCTACCACTCGTAACTACCCTGTAGCCCCTACTGCCAAACACTTAGAGTGTAACTTTGAGGCAAACGAAAGTACCTGGCTACCTGTAAACAGCAAGGGCAAGACTGGGCTGGAGAAGGTGGCTGCAATAGGCTGCGGGGTGATGCTTTGTAAGGCTGAAGTTTTTAAGAAGACACCTAAGCCTTGGTTCTGGTTTTACAGCCTGAAGAATGGCAAGACTCTGGGCGAGGATGTGCATTTTTGTATTGCGGCACATGACGCTGGATTTGAGACTTGGGTCGATCACGGCCTGAGTAACGAAATAGGACACATAGGCCAGTACACTTACTCATGGCAGGATATAAAAGATGGCTCTGACCAATTACAGCGACCTAAAAACATCAGTCGCAAACTATCTAGGAAGAAGCGACCTAACTAGCGTTATTCCCGACTTTATTACGCTCGCAGAGATTCGTCTTGCTAGGCAGTTACGACTGCGGCAGATGCTTCAAACTGTGACCTCAAACACAACGGGCGGCGATAACACGGTTGGCCTTCCAAGCGACTTTTTATCTATCCGTGACATCTATATAGACCAAAACCCGCGAAGAACGCTCTCTTATTTATCTCCCTCAGCTTTTACGAGGGATGCAAGAGCAGCAGAGTCCGGGCTTCCTACCTTCTACACTCAGAAGGGGTCAGAGCTAGAACTTGCTCCGATTCCTGATACTGCTTATACGCTGGTCATGCTGTACTACGCAAAACCTGCGGCGTTATCAGACGCAAACACAAGTAACGAGTTTATGGCAGTCTGCCCAGATGCGCTTTTGTATGGTGCTTTGATTGAGGCAGAACCTTATTTGATGAACGATGCAAGGTTGGCTGTGTGGACGCAGTTATACAGCAATGCGGTGCAGAGTCTTGCAGAATCCGATAACACCTCAGAGTACGCAGGTGTCCCACTTACTATGTCCGTGACATCGAGGTAACTATGGCTGAACTATCCGATTACTTAGAAAATAAACTCCTAGACCATGTTCTTAAGGGCGTAAGCTACACCTCGCCCACCACGGTCTATGTTGGCCTTTATACGTCTGACCCTGGGGACGACAACTCAGGCGCAGAGTGTACGGGCGGGGCTTATGCTCGTCAGATCCTATCTGTAACCACGGCCTCGGGAGGCATTGTGACCTCCTCTGCGGATGTGACATTCCCCCAGGCCACAGACAACTGGGGAACTATCTCCCACCTTGGCCTCTTAGACGCGGTGACTTCTGGCAACCTTCTTATGCACACGGAGTTAACCACCAGCAAGACGATTACCGCAGGTGACGTACTTAAAATTAGTTCTGGCAGTCTGACCGCAAGCCTTGACTAATGTCGCTTACATTAGAGCAGTTAGACCAATTTGGGTCACTTGACTCTTTACCTTTTTCTTTAGATAACAACTGGACAGACGAAGGGGTCTGCGGGCCTTTTACGTTAGAAGGCTTAGATCCTTTTGGAAGCATAGATTCTCTAGGGTATAGCCTAGATAACGGTATTTGGCTGTCCACCACGACCTGCGCGAAGATTGCCTCTGCGGAGATCACAGGAACAGGGACGCTTACCGCTACTGCGGATTTTAGGCTACCCATATTTATCTCTGGAAGCATTACAGGGGTTGGAACACTTACATCTGATGCTTTCCTAGTAAGACTCGCAGAAGGGTCGATTACAGGCTTTGGGAGCCTATCTGCAAGCGTATCTCGTATACAGACAGTAGAAGGGGCCATCTTAGGTTCTGGAAGCCTCTCGGCCTCTGTGCAGAGGATTCAGTTTGTAGACGGGTCTATAACGGGTACAGGAAGCCTTACGGCGGGTGCGTTTAAGCAACGGTTAGTCTCGGGTTCTATTACAGGCACAGGCTCACTAGCTGCGCTTGCGGGCTTTACCGCAGAGGGTACGGCAGAGATTACTGGGTCTGGTTCGTTTACGGCAGCAATCAATTTCATTGCAAGCATACAAGCCCAGGTACAGGGTGTAGGAACGATTATCTCCTCCCTGTATGTGTTTGGTGAGGAATGGTTTGCTGTAGCAGATGAGGCAAATACTTGGACACCTGCGCCAGTAGAGGCAAATACTTGGACTGCGGTTGCTGTAGATACAACTACATGGACTCCTGTTTCTGAGGGGTCTAATACTTGGACAACATCTCAGGTAGAAGCAAGCACATGGCAATAAGCAAAGTAAATTTTACAGAGTGGCTTCCTGACCAGCCTGGTGTTGTCGGAGCGTTAACCAACGCCCGCAATGTTTTCCCTAAAGCGTTTGGGTATGGAGCGTTTCCAGAAGAAGAGAATTACTCACAGGATGCCTCTGAAGCACTAACCAATATCGCGGCAGGAATTGACTCAAGCGGGTCTACGCGGGTATTTGCTGGTGGTTCTACAAAGCTATTCTTGTTGGATTCTGCGGACTTGTCTTTAGATGACATTTCAGGCTCAACATATAGTTCTGCGGAACGCTGGCAGTTTGTCCAGTTTGGTGACTATATGATTGCCGTAAACGGCGAGCAGAAAATTCAATATGCAGATATGTCGTCCACCACAATTACCTTTGCGGACATAGACGCTTCTGCTCCTACCGCACGATTCGTAACAGTCGTTCGAGACTTTGTGGTTGTCGGAAATACGTCTACCTACCCAAACGAAGTGGTGTGGTCTGGGATAAACAACCCAAACACTTGGGGCAATACCTCAGTAACCCAGTCTGACAACCAAGTCATCCCTGATGGCGGCGATGTTAGAGGGATAACAGGTGGCGAGTTTGGACTAATACTGTTAGAAAAGTCGGTCATTCGTATGTCCTACGTTGGATCTCCGATCATCTTTCAGTTTGACAACATTGCTAGGAATCTAGGTTGTTACGAGCCTAACTCAGTTATCCAATGGCAGGGCATAACGTACTGGCTTGCGGATGATGGGTTCTATGCTTGTAACGGTGAGAGCATTGAGGCGATAGGCGCAGAAAAGGTTAACAGGCATTTCTTTGACACCCTTGCGGAGTCGAATCTTTCTAATATGTCTGCGGCTATAGACCCATTTAGAGCGTTAGTGCTTTGGGGTTACCCTTCTTTAGACGACACTTACAGAATCCTGATGTATCACATCCCCACCAAAAAGTGGTCGTTTGCTGAGACGGGGATAAACAGGATTGCGGATATTGCGACTCCTGCCGTGACTTTAGAGGGGTTAGATGCCTACTCTGCGTCTTTGGATGCCCTGCAAGTCTCTTTAGACTCTCGGCAATGGTTGGGTGGCAAGTTATTAGTTGCGGGTGTTTCTGGGTCTAAGATCATCACATTTACAGGCCCAAGTAAGGCTGCAAGGATTACGTCTGCGGACTTGGAGATAGGGGCCAATATGTCTATGGTGACCCTTGTAAAGCCGATTATCGAGAACGGCTCTGCAAATGTGGCGGTGGACTCTCGTTTTAACCTAAGTGAGGCTGTGAGTTTTCCTACAGAAGTTGCGGCAGATAGTGAAAATAGGGTTGGAGTTCGGTCTTTAGGTAGGTATCATAGGGTTCGGGTCATTCCATCTGGAAACTGGACAACAGCTATCGGATTTGAGGTCGATATTCAGCAAGCAGGTGGTCGCTAATGCAATTTCGTAGGTTACCTACGTTAGGCGGGACTCCTAGACAGATTGCGGAGATCCTGAATAACACGCTAGACGGTAAAACGAACAATACTGGTACGGTTACTTTAGAGACCAGCAACGCAACGTCCACCACGATTAACGATGAGCGTATCTCTGTAGATACAAAAATAGTCATCCTTCCGTTTAGTTCTGCGGCGTTTACGGATGCGGCCCCATTAGGTGAGTTTACAAACAACACAGACCAGACCTTTCCAAGTACGGGAACCTCTACACTTATAGAATGGGACACAACAGAGCAGTCGTCTGGTGTTTATCTAAGTGATGACACAAGGATTAACATCAGAAACGCGGGTACTTATTCTGCCCAGTATTCCTTACAACTGGCTAATATAGCCAACGCGGGCGAGTATGCGGATATTTGGTTTCGCAAGAACGGAACAAACCTCGCAGACACGGGTAAGCGGTACTTCTTACCTGCTAGGAAAGCTGCCCTGGAACCGTCTCATGTGGTCGGAGCTTACGAGACCCTTATTGTTTGTAGCGCAGGTGATTACATAGAGGTTGCGGGGTCTGTGTCTAATACGGATGTAAGTTTAGAACACTTTGCGGCAGATGCGGGGGTTCCAAGACCTGCGATACCTGCGGCAAATATTGTGGTGAAGCTCGTTTCACCTTTAGCGTATTCCAATATTTTTGTTTCGTCTCAGTCTCAAGGTCAGGCAACGGTTAGTCACTATGCCAACGACACAGCAGACAAGACCTATGCCTATATCTTAGTGGGGTAACTTATGGCAACACTTGAACAGCTCTATCAACAAGTCTTAGGACGGCCCGCAGACCCAGGAGGTCTTGCGTACTATCAGAATTTATTTGGGCCTACTATTGAGCCAGAAGAGGTTAACGCCTTTTTGGGGGGTGCTGTGGCTAGTGGCGAGGTTTCTGATATAAGCCGACTTCAGCCCGCGGCCCAATCGTTTGTGTCTGGCCTTGCCAACCCTGTGCAAACAATAGACTTAAATTTGCCTACCAGACTGCCGGTAGATACGACAAACCTGTTTACAGGTGGTGGAACGCAAGGTGCTACTGTTAACCCGCCCACCCCTACTGGATTCCAAGGTGCGTCTCGGGATGACATTCTAGGCTTGTATCGTTCTATCGGGTTCCCAGATCCATCTGAGTCTGACATCTCTTTCTGGCTGAACTTCTCGCGTACTAACCCAGATGTACTTGGTGCGGCTAATCCCATGACGCAACTTACAAATGCGTTTCGTGCCGCGTCTAGGCAACCCCTAACATCAGACGCACTACCGACTACGGGTGAGTCAAATATAGACCCCTTGATTTCTCCTTATCTTTCTGAGGCATTGGGTGTTGCAAGGAACTTGTTTTTAACTGGGGAAGGCCCAGAACTTTACCCAGGGCAGATGTATGTCTCGCCTTCCGCACAGACAGAACAAGCCCTTACTCAGGCAGAGCGTATCGCAACCTCTCCTGAAGCACAGGCATTGTCCACCCAAGGCTTACAGGCTTACCAGGGCGCGTTAGGTGGATTGTCATCTATCGCTTCTGGTGACTATATGCAGTCTCCTGAATACCAAAGGTATTTAGAAAGCGTTACTCGTCCTGTAACCGAGCAGATCACACAGCAGATTCTTCCTAGTATTGCGTCTCAATACTCTGCGGCTGGTCGGTATGGTTCTGGTGCTATGCAACAGGCGACTGGCAGAGCTACAGAGTTGGGTGCGCGGGCTTTAGGTGACGTTACTGCTCAAGTCGCACAGCAACAGCAGGGACGGATGCTAGAGGCTCAGACAGCCCTTCCAAACTTCTTGGGCCAGATGCCAAGTGTGTTAGGCGGTGCGTTGGCTCCGTCCACAGCACTTGCAGGTGTTGGCGCACAGAGAGAAGCTATTTCAGGCCAACCTTTACAAGAGGCTATCCGCAGGTTTGAGTACAAGGAACAGCTTCCCGCCAATCAACTTGCCGCTTATCTATCGTCTATCTACGGCTCTCCGTTAGGAAGACTTACGGGACAACCAGAGATGCAAGGCAGTAGCACCTTACAGAACATTGGAAGTTTGTTTAATACTGTTGCGGCGGTTCCTAGCGCGGTAAGGGGTGTTCAGGCTGGCTATAATTTTCTAAGCGGTTTGATTCCTTGATTAACTACGCTACTTGGCTAAGGCTCTAATGGAAGATATAAAAGCTCAACAGCAGAAACTTCCTATTGATAGGGTTGCTGAAAAAAACATTTACGAAGAGTTAAAAGCTCAGTATGACTCTGCCAAACAAACTGGCTACGGGTACAGACACGAAAGCGACCTTGATGCAATTTTTAGCAGACAAGCGGGAATACTTGCTGCGGGCGGTCTTAAAAGCGTTTATGACATAGGCACTCGACCAGTCGAAAGGTCATCAGTTATAAAGGCAGGAAGTTCTAGACCCGATTATCAAGTTAAAGAAGATCCGTCTTCAAATATACGAAGGGTTTATAAATATGGTGATAATTATTACTACGAGGTAGAGGGTCTTGAAGGCTCTTCTGACGTAATATATATTGACCCTGCTAGAATTCTTGATGTCCAAGAAGATTTAGTGACGGTGCCCGAGGACGAATTTGGTAATCCTCCGCGTGTCGTTTCCCGTGGATTAATGATTCGGGTTAAAGATGATCCTCGTATTGAGTTAATTAACAAAAGAACTAACGCGGCTGTTAACGATATTGAGCTTCACAATGAGTGGCGCGAAGATCCTTTGGCATACAATTTATTAAATAAGCCTATAGAGGTTGAGTCAAACAGGGGCTTTAACAGAATTCACACAAACTACGGTGTAAGAGGTGCGGCAGACCTATCGTTTCAAATGGTTCCAGATGCACAAGGCAATCAAGTTCCACTTATTCTCCCGGTTTACAGAAGCACATCAACAGACCTTACCCCTCTTATAATTGCTGGGTCTTTGCTTGCTGGTGGTCTCTTTCTAGGGTCAGGTGCAACAGCGGGTGCGGCTACAGGTGCTACTGCGGGAACGGCAGCGGGTGCGGGTGCTGCTACAGGTGCGGCTACTGGAACTACATTAGCAACATCTACGGCAATTCCTGGGTCTTTGCAAGCGGCATTGCCAGGGTTAGGTGTAAGTACAGCGGCAACCACAGCGGCCTCTACTGCTATCCCTGGCACGTTTAGCGCAGCATTGCCTGGGTTACTTTCGGCCTCTGCTGGAGGCGCACCCATTTACGTTGGAAACGCAGTTCCAGCTAATGAATTGGCTTATCCAGGAAGAGAGGTTGCGGCTAATTACACACCTGCCCCTGGTTCATTCCAAGAAGCCTTGCCTGGTCTTGGAGTAGAAACGGCTGCTAGTGCTGCTCCGTTTACTGCGGCCCCAGGTTCGTTCCAAGCGGCATTGCCATCACTACTTGCTCCTGCGGCTACTAGCGGCATTGGCTTAACAGATGCTTTGCGGGCTGCTAACAGCGTAAACAACCTACTTAACCGTCCAACAATACAACAGCAAGCTGGCCTTCCACAGTCAGGGCTTTTGGGTGGTGGACAAGCTCGCGGTGTAGATTTCTCACCTCTTTATCAAAACAGCATGGTAGGACTACTCCCCCTTGCGGAGCGTTATCGGAGATCGTTGATATGAATGAAGAACTATTAAGCCTTTTAGGAGCCACACCCGAGCAGATAGCACAGGCTCGACAGCGTTCTGGGTTAGAGGAGTTAGGACTTTTAGGCCAAGCCCTTATGCAAGCTGGCGCACCTGCTCCTAGAGGGACGACTACGCTAGGGCGGTTAGGACAAGCTGCGGGGATGTACACACAAGCACCTCGTCAGACTATGGACACCCTCTTGCAAGACCTGTTACGCAAACAGCAAGTACAGGATATGCAGAGGAAGCGTGAGCAACAGCTTCGATCTGAGGCGGCTAGGCAACAGTTTGCACAGCAGTTTGCGCCTACGACTTCACAGACTGCGCTTGCGGCTCCTGGGCGTGTTGGGCCTACTGCGGCTAGGGCTGAAATGATAGGGCAGACACCTGCTTTAGACAGGAACCGATTGTTGTCCGCAATGCTAGATCCTAATATGCCCGCTGATCTTGCGGAACGGGCAAAGGCCGTGTTTGAGGCCACAAAGCCTGTAGAAACTAAAGCCGCACCTGGTGATATTGGCGCATACGAGGCCGCGCTTGCAAGAGGCTTTATCCCTCCTGGAACCACCTTTCCGCAATTTATGACCATGAGGAGGCCACCTGGAACTACTGTTAATGTTGGTGGAGAAGTAAGCCCGTTTGCTAAGAAGGTGCAAGAAGGCAAGGCAGGAATGTTTCTAAAAATTGAAGAGTCTGGAATAGCAGCGCAAAGATCCGCGCAAGACGTTAATCGGCTAGAAAAGTTGTTGTCTAATATTGACACGGGTGGAGCTGCGGCATTTAAGCAAGCGGCTGGTAACTTTGGCATTAAGACAGAGGGTCTTGATGATATTCAAGCTGCACAGGCAATTATTAACAAGCTGGTTCCTGCACAACGCCCTCCTGGTTCTGGCCCCATGTCTGACGCAGACCTTGAGTTGTTCAAACAGTCTATGCCACGAATCATTAACCAGCCTAGAGGTAACAAGCTAATTATTGAGGGCATGAAAGCAATCAACCAATACCTTATAGAAGAGGGCAAAATTGCGGCAGAAGTAACTGCTGGAAGAATTAGCCCAGAAGAGGGTACGGCAAGAATGTTTGCGCTTGGCAACCCTGTTCAAGACTTTTTTGAACAAAGCCAATCTACTGGTGGACAATCATCGTCCTTAACTAAAGGCTCTCCATTTAGGAAACAATAATGAGCAACTTAACCGACAAGCTGATGCAGTTGCGGGATGAGCTACAGGCAGACCGTGACCAAAATATGCTTACCAATGAAGGTGAGGTCTTGTTGCGGAACTTAGAAAGTGGCGTGGCTACAGAGAGCGTTGGGGCTGCACTACAAGGCTTAACTCTTAATCTTTCAGATGAGGGCATAGGTTGGGTGCGGTCTCTGTTCTCGGATGTTCCAGCACAAACAGCACAGATGGTTAGCCAAGTTGGTATAGAGGCAACCCCACAAGAGATGGGCGGTGCTATAGAGCGTTTAGGGTTAGAGCAGTACAGACAAGACTTCCCTGGTCGTGCGTTTGCCTCTGAGATCGGTGGTGCTGTTGTCCCTGCTTTGCTTAGTCGCGGCAGAACTGTGCCAGAGTCGCTTGCTATGTCAACTGGAAAAGGCACAGGCTTGGGATTTGTAAGCGGGGCTGGTGCTGGAGAAGGTACGTTAAGAGAACGATCAGAAGAGGGTTTGTTTGGCGCAGCTATGGGTTTTGTGGCTACTCCTGCATTACAACTTGCTGGTAGGGCTACAGGCAAGGCTTATAGAAGCGTTGTAGACGGGATGTTTGCCTCTCCTAATAGGTTGGGTAAAGATGCGGCTAGAGACGCTATAAAATCTGCTTTAGAGGCAGATGCGGGTACTGTAGACCAGGCCATTGCCATTGTTTTATCTAAAGCTGGTAAGCCATATTCACTTGCAGATATTGGCCCAAATACTCGTGCTTACTTGGATGCCGCAAATGTGCTTCCTGGCCCAGGCAAAAAAGCTGCTAAAGACTTTTTAGATAAACGTGACCGTGGTATTGCGGCTCGCCTTACATCAGATATACAAGACGCATTTGGCAGTAGGGCATCGTTTTTTGATGAGTTTAACGCCCTAAAAGAGGCTAGGTCAGACCTTGGCGGCAAGCTGTATAAGCGGGCATTATCTAAGCAGATTCCTGTAACTACAGAGCTTACAGCCCTGCTAAAGAGGCCAAGTTTAGAAGACGCTTACAACCGAGGCATTACTATCGCCCGTGAGCGTGGTATGCCTGTTCCTAAGACTCGCGTTGAAAATGGCAAGTTGATGACTGACCAGGGCGAGGTAACAGATATAGACACAGAGTTTCTCCACATCCTCAAGATGGGGTTAGATGATGTTGTGTTTACTGGCAAGTCTCCAGTAAGCGGGATAGGTTCTACGGCACTCAACTCGGTAAAAGATACTCGCGCACAGTTTTTGAACTTTATAGACAGGAACAACGCTGCTTATAAGCGGGCCAGAAACTACTGGGCTGGCGAAACCTCTGCGATGGATGCCATGCAGATGGGGCGTAACTTTTTGCGGTTGGATGAGGATGAGCTAGCTGCGGACATTCGCAAGATGTCTAAGTCCGAGAAAGAAGCCTTTCGTCTTGGTGCTATGCAAAATGTTTTAGACCGCATGGGTGGCGCACAAATGGGCGAGACGGTTACGGGTGCGGTGGGCAACCCTGCTAGAGACCTTATTAAGAACCCAAGGACTGTTCGTTTACTCGGACTGACGTTTGATAACAAGACCGTGTTTAATCGGTTTATTAATCGGCTAGAAGACGAGACGGAGATGCGGTTAACCTCTGCTCAAGTCTTGCGTGGGTCACAGACCGCTGAGAGGACAGAGGCTGTATCTGCGCTACGGGACAGGGCTGTAAAAGAACTTCCTGCGGACGCTTCTTTAGCTGCGGTTATCACAAATGCCTTGCGTAGAGATTTGCGGGGCGCAGAGCAACAGCAACTAGAAGCTACGGCAAACGAGGTAGCTCGTGTTCTGTTAGAGCGTGACCCTCAAAAACTGCAACAAATTGCTTCACAATTACAGGGCGGGAATACGCTAGATGTGTTTAGGCGGCTTGCACCTGAGTTCTTACCTGCAATTGGTCGTGCGGCAATAGGCCCATACGCAATTTCATCTATATCTGGTGGACAAGCACCTGCGGTATCCCAAGCTATGCCAGGACTTTTAGACATAATCTCACAGTAGGAGTAACAAATGCCCAAGAACAAACTATCAGAGTATTCCTCTACCGCAGGTGATAACACCGACATAGGCGGGATTAACATTGCGGAGGGCATGGCTCCCTCAGACGTAAACAATGCTATGCGGGAACAGATGTCCCAGCTAAAAGAGTTTATAGACGGGTCTTCTGGTGACACGATTACGACTGCAAAGATTGTCGCTACAACAGCAACGATACTTTCTGGCGCAGATGTAACTGGAACGGCCACGTTTAACTCTGCGGTTGTCCTGTCGTCTTCTGTTACTGGAACCACAGCGTCCTTCTCTGGGGCTACTACAATCGGCGGTGCTGCGGTTCTATCCTCCACTTTAAGTGTAGCCAACACAGCCACGATGGGTGTGGTTCAGATGGCAGACAACAATCTAATCCGACCCACGCTTTTAGACTATTGCGTGAAGGGTAGTGCGT